GAATATTTGCCTTTTAACATGCACCCCTGCATGCGTAGTATTCTCACTCATGCAAGAAGATGTTGCCGAAAGTATAATTTCTTTAATTTTAGATAAAGTTGCCATTATCCTATCTATTTTCCCGATTATCAAACTAATAACCTGTCACAAATTTACAACCAAATATTAACAATTCAAAACAAAATCAACAAAAAATGTTAAAATAAAATATATTTGTTAAAATGTGTTGGATATTTGAAATAAGGTGTTATATTTGTGTATCGAATCAAACGACGGTGTTTGAGGGTAAAGAATTAAGGCAATGAAAGATTTAAAAAGCAAAGTAATAGCTAGACTTATTAAAAATGGCAATAGCGAAAGCGACGTTTATAAAATGGTAGAACTTCATTTTGAATTTGCTTCAAAAAACTACTCGTCGGTTAAGGTTATTGCTGAGTGCATAAGAACGATTTATTAATATGAAAAGAACAAGAAAAATACTAGAGGTTCATATCTCTAGTATTTCAATAGGTGATACTATTATTTGCGATAGTGACGGGCTTGAAAGGACGGTAGGAAAAGGTAATATAAAAAGAGGCAGCTTTATGGGCATTTCTATTTTTGGCGATTCATACCGACTTGGGACTGTTTTAGTAAAAAAGGTTTTGTACGAAATAGTTTAAATAAAAAAAGCCCTACCAACACGATAGGGCTTTTTTTATTTAGCAAATTTCAAACTCTTGAAATCCACGTTATCAGCAACAAAATAGGGGATTTTTTTAGCGGTCAAAATTTTATCCTTGTTTTCTTTAATGTAATTGTTAAATCCTTCGTGCAATCCCATTACTTCATTTTTCGATTTAAAGCCCGTTAAATCCTCCTCGTTTAGAATCGTATCAGTTAACTTGTCTAGTTCCTCCTTAGTGGCTAAAATTGACACTACATAGCACCTACAATTCGGATGCCAGCCCCTAAATTTAAAATCTTTTGGATATTTTCCTTTCAGAGAGTTGCATAGATCACAATCGTATTTATTATTCGATCGTTTTACCTCAAAACCTACGACAAAATCCAGACTTTTCATTCTTAAATAATCAGATTCCTTGTAAGCCATATTTGTTTCGGTTCGTGCAAGTCTTAGAGCGTTTCTATAAGACGAGCGGTAAACACCAGGACCAGGATTATAAGCCTTTGCGTTTTTGGAAAGTACTAAATTACCTCTTTTGTCTCGTACCCTTCTAAATAGCTTGTCTGGCTCGTTAAGGTATTTCTTTAAATCCTTAGCCAAAACCGTAGCAGGCGTTCCGTTTAATAATCCTACATCAAAAGCAAGTTCAATCTCAGATTTATACTGCTGCGTATAATTCCAAACCTTTGTACTTAATTTCATTCCCTGTACTTTCCGATTTTGAAAAGCCTGCAAAGCGTCTAAATTTCGGGAATTGTACTGAGTAGGTATTTTATTTGCTTCTAAGCGACCTTTAAAGACTGAATTAACAAATGTATCATTCTTTACGTTTGCAAGTCCCCATGATGCCGTAGTTGATGCCAAAATGGTCAATTCGGTTTTGCTTGCTATTCCTTCAATAACCTTTTTAATCCTGCTTGCCGTTTGCGGATAATCGGAGAATTTAAAAGGCTTTGAATCATTGAAATTATTGATAGTACTGTAAATGCTAGCTAATTCGGCTGTATAGCCCTCATAAATTGATTTAATTAACTTGTCTAGGGTATCAGCGTATTTTATGTTTTTTCTCTCGTAAGAAAGGAGTTCTTGAAGTATTTCGTCCGTTGTCATGTTTTTTATTTCAAAGATAGATAAAAAACTTTAAATATTATTTTAACAAATTGTTTGAATTTTAACAAAATGGTGTTATATTTACATATCGAATCGAACGACGATGTTTGAGGGTAGAATGATAAGACGATGAAAAATACAGAATTGGTTAAATTAACTGCAAAAAACAACTCAAGCACAATTCTAAATCTAATATTAGATTTAGAAACAGGAGTTGTGGAGCAGAAAAAGCTTTGGCACAGAATGTTGTCACACGGACAAAGCCTTGACCTTGAATTCAGGGAATTATCTGGCAACCCTAGCGACTTGTCATTGAAACACTCTAGTAGATTTGAAATAATTCCTCACTACTACAATCTAGTAAACGAAAGAGATTCGGATGAGTATTGGGGTGAAATAAAGTATCAGCCCAAGTACTACATTAAAAGTATTGCCGAAGAATGGATACCTTATCATCACGAAGACAGGTATCCACAAGTTTCTGGAAACGCTATACAGAAAATTTCTGATGGAAAATTTTTGTATAGTTCGGCAGGCGGTCCCACTTGTTTTAATTTGATTACTTGTGTTGTTGAAAAAAATCCCTTTAGATAAAAACAAAAAAGCCCTCACGTTTGTAAGGGCTTTTTTGTTTACTTAGAATTAAGATACTTAGTAAAAGTCACGGTAATTAACTTATACTTTTCGGTAGAAACCATCCTTTTTGTTGATAGCCTGTTTTTGATTAAAGTCTCCCGTAGTCTATGAATTGACAAAGGCATCAATTGACCGTCTTTAGCTTGACCCGTACAAAGCATATCCATAAATAAATAGGCTTTATCTTTATTGATTTCCGAAAATATAGAGTAAAGCCCTCCGATAGCCTCAGCTGCCAAAACCTTACTAAATCTAACTGCCCATTTTTTAGTACTTTCCCCCACTAAATCCCAAAAATCAATCCTGCTATTATAGATAGCCAAGATCTCTTGGTTTGTCTTTTTGCCTGCCGTCAATTTGTGCGTTTCTCCTTTCACAAAACCAATCGTAGATTCATAAAATTGAATTGATCTGGCTATATTAAAAGCATTATTAATATTATTCACAAAAAGCGTATCACTTGCATTTCGTGACGCTCCAGTGTCAATTACGCTGAAAATTTCATTACTTAAACCAGTCGCAACGTGTAGGCTAATTTCAATACCTGATTTTACTATTGCTAATAATCTGTGCTGACCGTCTAAAATAGTACCGTCTTTAGCTATCTTAATCAATTCCCCTGTGTCTTCCTTCCAGGACCCTGCAAGCATATCTTTCACGTAGCGGTTAACTACAGATTCTTTTACTCTTCTATTGACTGTATTGTTAGACAATAATTCTAATGCGTACTCTGGCGTGATTAATATTTTATTGATTTCCATTTCGATTGAAGCCTTTTTGATTCTTGCTTAGGAAATTGAAAAAGTTAAATTAAAATCGAACCACTTTGTTATTACTCATCGGTGCAAATTTCTTTCGTGGTTCGGCTGTTACAAAGTTCCCGTAGTCTTTTGTTCCAACCAGAACCATAAGACTAACACGCATAGCTTTTCGGTCGTAACTTAAAGCTGAATCTTCCCTGTTTTGCCTTTCTATTTCTTCGTAAATAGATAAGGCGTTTACGCTGTAAGTATCTTTTATGTACTTCAAAGCTGCATCTTTATTTAGAGTTGTCCTACTCAGGAAACATCTAATTTGATATTCTGTTTCTGTCATTTAAATAAATCCCCTAATTTCCATGAATCGGCTGCATTTTTAGCAAAGTCGATTTCATGCGTTTTAATTTTTCCTGTGTTCTGTAAATTGCGAACATGAACCTTTAGCTCCTTTTCGTGTTGTGGATTTTCGATAAAATATCTAATAATATTACTTACCGAATTATCCGAAAAGTTAAAAGGCTCTGAAACTTGATTAGCCTTTTGCTTTCTTTCATCTAGCCATTTTTGATTAGAATCTACATTAGGTAAATTCTGATACTTTTCTGGATGATGATATTTATCGTGCATTTCACCCCCAAATAGAAGGTAAAATGCACCACTTTGGATTGACTTTAAAATACCCATTGAAAAAACCCTCCTAAGTAGTAAAGTCCAAGCGACACGACCGAAGCCATAAGCGTGTACCAGAAATTAATTGTTCTGGAATTGATTTTGCCGTGGTCGATAAAGTCAATTATCAAACGACTAAATACAAGAAATAAGATAATAATTTGTGCAATCATGATTTTTTATTTTAAATTTTCCAATAAATAAGCTGTTCCTTTTTGTACTTTGTTTTTCTCAAAGTCATTTGCAAATCCCCATTTTTCAATCTCTAATTTCCCGTTTTGTGGCTTGGGGTATTTAGGGTTTTTCTCTGCTGATAAATACCCTGATATATACCTCCTAGCTTCGTCATACGAGCCGATAATCTGCCACGGATTTTCATCTAATAGCGACCTAAAAAGAATCCTAACAGGCTTAGATAAATCAATTCCAATTTCTTTTTTTGAAATATCATAATCATTCTTGAACTCCAAAGCCTTTAAATAATACTTCTCGAATCGGTAAAAACTTTTGAAAGTTGTTTCCGTTGCGTTTACCTTTTTGGTGTCAGATTTCTTAGCGTTGTATAGACTTCTAATCTCTTTAAATGACAAATCAGCAGGGGAGTAATTGGTCTTAAACATTAATTCACCGTTCTTTTCTCCTAAGAATGAAACTTCTATTTCGGGCTCTGGTTCTTGTGGTATATTATCCGTTGTAATTTCCTTTATTTCCTGCTGTTCCTGTGGTTCGTCTTTCGGTATTAAAACCCCTCCCCTCCCCGTTAAAACGGTGTATAGGGAGTTCTGCACCGTCATTCTACTTTCTATATCCTTAGAAACCTGATAGGGGACTTTGTTAAAACCTAACAAAGAATAAAGCCCTTGCAAGCTAAAAATGATATGAATTGAAAGCAAAAATAACATTAGAAATACGAATGAAATCATTGCAGATAATCCCATAATTACATTCCTAAAAAAGTGTGTTTCAAACAGGGATGCCAAATAATATACACCTAAAAAACAAGCCACTCCAGACCCATAGGCAATCATCTTAAAGACATTTTGAACGGTCAAAGATGAAGCTATCCAAGCCTTTGTATTTTGCCGTACTGTAAAGTTTTCATGTTCCATTTCGTTGATTGTATTTTGCTACCGTATAGCCGATAAACACGACTACAAAAAGGTAAATTAAATAAAAAATGTCTGTTTTAATGTCTGTATTTTCCATCTTGATACGTAAGTTATTTCTTTAGTTGAACAATTTTGAATCTCATATTTTGCTACGGTCTGAGTCCCGTCTTTACAAGCAAACAAGGCTAAAACCTTATGTTTTTGACCTTTAATTATTACCTCCTCAAACCCTTCATCTACACCGTTAATTCCCGTTAGTAATGTATTGAAGTAAGTCCTTGGAGGTAGTAATCTAAGCGGTTTTATTGGCGAATTATCAATGAATAGATTCACAAACTAATTCAAGGTTTTGCTTTGATAAAATCTGGACATCTACCCATACATTTGGGTATAATCTACGTGGAGGTATAAACACTGTAACAACTCCGCCGTAATCTTTTTTCACCTTGTAAACTTCCCCGTTTTTGTGCTTTACAGTTTGGTTGGTGAATAGCTGGATTGAATTTGGTATCATAAATTTTATTACCTTTTTGAATTGTTGAACTTATTTTTACAAACAGAATCACAATATTTAGACCCTGTTTTTTTGCCTTTTAGTTCTTTGTTGCACGATTTACATTTAGCAATCGTTTCTGTTTCAACCGTTTTTACCTGTTTCAAATTAGAAACGGATAATTTATTTAAGTCGTTGATTATTACAGAATTAAAACGTTTATTATCCGTTTCATCTGCTTTTACATTTGTAAAAGGTGTTTCATTTTTGTTCCAATTACAAAGCAATTGCCAATCCATACCTAGTTTACCACACAAAACCTTAATTAGCGGTAATTGTGAGTAATGTTCTTTACCTGAGTCCCTACATTTGATATAATAATCCATCTTTTCGGATAGCTTATTTTGTAGCTCTTCCAAGTCCTTTAGTTGTTTAGGTGTCATCCCGATTCAAATGAAAGTCTATAAAATTGACCTCCTTTTTGTCTAGCATAAATACGGAAAAACTAACTGCCTCCGCTCCGCTATTGTGAAGTTCATTTACTAATGATTCACAACCTTTTTTGATTTCCCGTACAAATTCGGCTCGGTTTGATACTGTTTTTGTGTTTGGCTTTTCTTTATTCATCGTCTGGCATTATTAATAGTAATACGATTACCAAAAATCCTAGTACCATAAAAACTGACATAATTATCGTAACTGTCGCATCCTTTGCGGTGTCAACTTGTGTTAGCGTAAATCCAAAAAGCAACTCAAACGCTATCAAGTACATTAGTGCAAAAATTTTAACTGGATCTTCCATTAGATTTCTCTGCGTGCTTTTACGTATTGATCACGCCTTTCTAAGATAGTTAGGCGGTCAATCTCGTTGTCCGTTTCTGGTAGTTGTGAGTTTAAAAACTCAATTTGCTTTGTTAGAATTTGACGAGCCAATTTCTTATCCCGTGTGTCTAGCTGAGCCGTTTCAACTAATTCCAGTACCTGTTTTGCAGGTGTGTCGATTGTTACTTTCATTCTTTTAGGGTTTAAATTTTACCTTCCACAAACCTACAACCAAATTTAATAAAAAGCAATACTTTTAACAAAAAATGTTAATTTTAATTTAGTTTGTTAATTTCTTGCAAAAGTCTAAAATAGTACAGATATTTGCACAACAATAACAATTTAACCAAATAAAAAGACATGAGTAAGATTTTAGAGGCAACAAAAAACGTTGCTAGTTTGACAAAGAACATTGAAGAAATCTCAGCGGTTTTAAGTGCCGAAAAATCAAAAAGACAAGCCCTGCTTGATGAAAACAAAGGGTTATTTGAGTACCATAAGGCTTCCGTAATTAAAGCCTTGAAAGATAAAGTTAGGTTCTTAAATATCTCGGAATTAGAACGGGAATTAAAGATACCTAAGAACGTGATTAGTAAGGTTATCCACACGGACGGAAACCTTACAGACGACCAAGTTTTGATATTGGCGAATTTCTTTAATGATTTTAGTATTTGACCCTATGAAATATTTTAAAGCTGATTTTGGCTTTGATAAGCCAAAGCGAACAAAATTAAAATGTGAAAATCCAGAATTTGCAGACCCTAATTACCATAGAATTGCTATTATGAAGGATTTTCACGTAGGAGACAAAGGGGATAAAGACGAAGGGGGTATTAAAGGATGGGTGTCTAAGCGTGTTTGCACAGGATGTAATAAAGAATTTTACAAGGGTAGCGGATTTTTTTATCAAGATTAATTTATTTTCAACTTTTAAATAATAAATCAAAATGGCAAGTGAAGTAATAATCGAAAAATTAGTCTTTAAAATGTTTAAAGGCGTTTATGAAACCGAGATTGAGCTTAAAAACAGAACCGTAATAAGCGGTAGGAATAAAAGCGGTAAATCTACGTTTTTAAATGGTTGGTCATGGCTGCTATCTGGAAAAGATCAGTTCGATCGTCAAGATTACGAGATAAAACCTAACAAATTCGGGGTCAATCTTTATGACCGCCCTCAGTGTTCGGTAGAAGCGTTTATCTTGGTTGATGGTGTTCAAAGAACGATCAAACGAACCTATACAGAGGTTTGGACTAAGAAAAGGGGTGACGAGGTGGAGGTAATGACGGGTCACACTACTAAGTACTGGATTGACCTTGTACCTATTGGAACAGAAAAGGAATTTAAGGCTCGTATTGAGGAAATTATCCCTGATAACGTCTTTAAGCTACTTAGTAGTACGACTTATTTCAATTCGCTAAAGCCTGACAATAGACGTGAGATTTTGCTTTCATTAGTTGCTAAGCCCCTACAAAGTGCCGTTATCGAAATGATGGAAGCTGACACGGTAACGGGTATTAAGGAATTAACCGAAATGCTCAATCAAGGACGTACTACTAAGGAGGTGGCGGCTATCGTTAATGCCCAAAGAACCGAATTGAACAAACAGATTAAGGAAATTGCACCCCGTATCGACGAATGCAATAAATCTTTGGTTGTTTACGGTTCAGTAATGGCAATTGAAGAAAAGAAAGTTTCTTTGACCGCTCAACTTTCAGAAGTTCAAAGCCAAATTAACGATAGTGTAAAAGCATTATCGGTTGCCAACGACGACAATAACAAGGAAATTATTAGGCTTAACGGTGAAGCTTTCAAGGTTGAATTGAGTAAAACCAACTTTGTTCAATCTGAGGAAAAAAAGGCAAGGGATAGTTTTAATACTGAATTAGCTAACTATAATGCTAAGGAGAAAAGGAAAACGGCTTTTGAAAATAAGGAGGGTATATTTGAGATTACGGAAACCTTGAAATCGGTTCAGTTAGCTAATAAGCTGGCTCAACTAAGGGAAGAACAAAGTGCAAAAGGTGCGGAATACTTGGAGTTGGCTAATTCAGAGTTTGAAATGAACGAAGATGCTACAATCTGCCCGACCTGCAAGCGTGTACATGACGAAGATAAGCTATACAATATTGAGGAAGAAATGAGGGGTAATTTCAACGCTGACAAGGCAAAGAAATTAAAGGCAATGATTGAGGATGCTGCCACTTTGAAGGCTCAAATCTCAAAGGTTAAGGCGGAAATTACCGAAAATGACAACCTGGTTTTGAAGTCAAAATCTGACTACAAAGAGGTTTGTAATTGGTTGCTAACTAACCAAAAGCCTGTATTTGTTCTTGCCACGGCAGATACTACTGATTTTGATAATCAAATCAGCGTTCTAAAGGTTCAAATTGAAGAACTCCAATCAAAAGTGTTAACGGTTGATAATTCAGCCTTAGAAGCTAAAAAACAGGCATTGGAAACCGAATTAAAAACGGTTGAATCTCAGCTTTTACAAATTGCGGTTAACAAAAAGACGCTAGACCGTATTGAGCAATTAAAAGCACTAAGCAAGAAGTTAAACTCCGAGCTAGCAGGCTTTGAGAAAATAGGCTTTGCTATGGGCAAGTATAACGAGTATTTTGTCCGTAGTATTGAAAAAGACATTAATGCGAAGTTTGATAAAGTTTCGTTTTCAATGTTCAAAACGAACATTACAACGGGTGAAGTTGTGCCGTGCTGTCAAACCTTAGTGGAGGGTGTAGATTACTATTCAGCTAACAATGCAGGGCAAATCAATGCAGGTCTGGAAATTATCAAAGTTTTGTCTAATCACTACGGCATCAAACTGCCTGTATTTGTGGATAATGCGGAGGGGGTGAACGACTTGATTGAGATGAACACCCAATTAATTGAATTGGTAGTAACTACTGAACCTTTGGCAATTACTTATAAGTAAATCCTATAGAACAAAGCTAGGTATAACTTTTTTCTATAATCTTAAATAGTTGATAGTTTGTACCTAGTTTTGTGTATTAAATTAATTTTTTCACTTTTTTAAATATTATCAAAATGGCAAATGAAGTAAAAGAGGTAGCGGAAATTTCTAAGAAAGATATAGCTACAAGTGTACTATCAAGACTTGCATCTTTGCAAGAAACAGGAGAATACAAGGTTTTTGCTAATTATTCAGCGGAAAATGCTGTACGTTCCGCAATCCTTCACCTTCAAAATTCAACCACTAACGACGGTAAGAAATACCTAGAAGTCTGCTCGCAGGAAAGTATAGGAATGGCTTTGTTTGATATGGTAAACAAGGGCTTGTCGGTAGCTAAAAATCAATGTTACTTTATTCCACGTGGCGGTAAATTGTGTTTTGAACAAAGCTATTTTGGCGATATTCACGTAGCCAAACGTGATGCAGGGGTTGTTGACGTTAATGCAAACGTAATTTACAAGGGCGATGATTTTAAGTATAAGATTAATCCTAGTACGGGTAAAAGAGAAATAGTTTCTCACAACCAGGAGTTCACGAATATTGATAACGATAACATTGTTGGGGCGTACGCTATTGTTAAGTTTTCAGACGGTTCTACCAATGTGGAAATTATGACAATGCCACAAATTATTAAGTCGTGGGAGCAAAGCCCTATGAAAGGCAATAGCCCTGCCCATAAGAATTTTAAAGACCAGATGGCTAAAAAAACGGTCATTGGGCGTGCTTTGAAAATCGAAATTGCCACCACCGATGACAGTGTTTTAATGGGTCAAAATCAAACCAATACCGAAAAAACGGTAGCTATTGAGATTTCAGAGAACGCCAACAAAGTAGAAGTTTCGCCATTTGAAGAAGAAACAAGTGCGGAATTAGTAGAAGAAAAACCAAAAGCAAAGACTAAATCTAGCAATCCTTTTGCCGATGAGCAATAATAATCAAGCCTCACAAGATAAGCCAAAGTGTTTATCTTGTGAAAACTGCAAATGTCGTGAAGATGAATATTTGACAAATATGCAGTTGGACGGCAAGGATTCATTTTTGAAAAGGAATGAATCGGAGTGTAATTTTGACACTTTTGCAAGTTCAGTAGCAAATGGGACTTTGAGTAATTACACTTGGACTATAACAAAAATAGACCACAAAAAAATGGAAAACAGGGTTTATAAATGTATTCAAGACCCTGATTTATTTATTAAGTGGAAGCTAATCGAACGGAAAAAATGGCAAGACTAAAGGTTTTAGGTAGCGGCTCGTCTGGTAACTGCTATCTTTTAGAGTGCAAAGAGGAAAGTTTAATACTAGAAGCAGGATTTAATTATAAGGATATTTTAAACTTTATAGGCTTTGATTTAGGACGTATTGCAGGTGTTTTGGTTAGTCACGAACATAATGACCACGCAAAGGGGTTAATGGGGTGTATGGATGCAGGATTGGATGTTTATGCAAGTAATGGAACTTTTTCAAGGTTTGAAAGACAGATATTTGACTTTGAAATCCTGCATGACTCTCAGGTAAAAAAGATAGGAGGTTTTAAAGTTTACCCCTTTGCCGTTCACCATGACGCAAACGAACCGTTAAACTTCCTCATTCATCATCAAGAATTTGGAACGCTTTTGTTTGTAACTGACACTTGCTATTTAGACCAAACTTTTAGCGGTCTAAATCATATAATCATAGAATCAAATTACTCAAAGGAGTTTATGAATTGTAGCTATCAAGACCGTGTAATTCGCTCTCACATGAGCCTAGAAACAGCAATCGAAACCCTGCAAGCAAACGACTTAAGCAAGGTAAAAACAATTACCTTATGCCACTTATCGGACAAAAATAGTAACGAAAAGGTCTTTGTCGAACAGGTTCAAAGGGCAACGGGAAAGGCGGTTTATGTAGCAAATAAGGGTTTAAATTTAGAACTATGATTCTACAAAAAGCAATTAGGTATGAATCTTTCTACTTCGATAACGAGCAGAAAGAAAACAGGATAAGAGGTTTGTTCACACGGATAATTCTACAAAATGGGTCAGGCGTTTGGCTTGACCCTATGGGTAGATTTTGCGATAATTTGAATCTTGAAGAAAAGTATAAAAATCAATTAATTAAAGGTAGCAACTAATGACAATAGAACAGTTTAATAAGGAATTACCCAAAGAAGGCGACAAAATGAAAGTGTCATATCTTATCGGTAACCAATGGCAAAGGTCGGATACTTTTATTTTTCAAAGTATCACAAACGGAACAAGATTGGTAATGGTGACTCTGGAACGGGTTAATAACCATTTTGACGAAAAAAGAAAATGCTTTCTTCGTACTATTACGATTCCACTCAATCACATTACCAAAGTAAAAAACTACAAATAGATGCAACAACTAGAGCAGGTGTCGGAATTTCAAAAAGCCTTTGAACTTCCGATTTTGAATAAGCCTCAGTTAATTGACAAAAAGCGTGCGTGGCTTAGGATTGATTTGATTGAGGAGGAATTAAACGAACTAAAAGAAGCCGTAAATGCAAAGGATTTAGTAGAAGTTGCCGACGCTCTTTGTGACCTTCAATACGTTATTTTAGGTGCTGTTTTGGAGTTTGGAATGGGTGAAAAGTTTGTCGAGATGTTTAATGAAGTTCATGCTTCTAATATGAGTAAATCATGTAACGATGTTTTAGAAGCTATTGAAACGCAAAATCATTATTTAGTAAATCGTGAAACTCAATCCTACATTAAACAAGTGAGGGATAAGTATAATGTACTTAGGCTCTCGGATGATAAACTATTGAAGTCTATTAATTACAATCCTGCTGATTTAAGTAAGTTTGTTTGAAAAAAGCCCCGTTTATAGGGGCTTTTTTGTTATTTCATGTGGCTAAAATGTTTGGAAAACTGCCCTTACAGCACTTTCTAAAACGGGTCTTAGTTACATCGTTATCGACTATTGCCCTTAGGAAAAACTAGCCTAGCTTTTATTTCGATTAAAGAACTGTGTGTTTAATAGTGAGCCCTTACAAACATTGGCAATTGCAGGTTGTCCTAGTGTTGTATTTGAGCTAGGCTATACGTTGAACCGTTTTTCGAGTTGGGGTTTCCCCCAGACTCTATGTAAATAAGTCCTTCTAGCAAGTAGGTAGGTAAATTCCCTGCTGAACTGCCACAAGCGGCATTAATAATGCTTCCGTAATTTGCACGGATAGCGTTTACTTTTGCCAGATTCCCAGCTACTTCTTCGGGCTTGTAGTAGGAGTCTTTTAAAATTTCTATTTGTATAGCCATAGGTTTTTTAGGGTCTAATTACTTCAAAAACTCTCGCTTCTTTATCACGAAGCGGTTTATTTACGATATGGTCGTAAATAAGATACACACCTATAAGGCTTAGTATCGCAAAGAATAAGGGCTTTTTCATAGAGGTTTAATCGGCTTTTTCTTCGGAATCTTCGGATTCTTCTGTTTTTTCTGATTCTTCGGATTCTTCTAATTCAAGAACTTGAAAAATAGTTACTTTTTCGATTGCTGATAAATTACTTTTCGACACGATATTTTTGATTTCTTCAAATTCTAATTCAGAACATTCAAGCACTTGTTCTTGCTGTAATTTCATGCCAATTTCGACAAGCCTTGCACTTGCTTGAATGGAGTAATTATTTACATTAAAAAGCGTTACGGCTAATATGCCCGATACGGTACGTATATCGCATGACGGTAAACTAATTGACTGATTAAGCTGTTTCTTCATCGGTGTTTTGATTTTGGTTTTCGGGTTCTGGTTGCGATTCGCTTTCGTCTAACTCGTAGTTATAGAGCGAAAGCATAGTACTAATAGCGGTCTTTCGTTCTAAGTCCGAACCGCCCAAAACATGGCTAAATAGCGTAAAAATTTGGGTTTCGGCTTCTGTTCTTTCAATGCCTTTTGTTACAAGAAAATCCACGAACTCCTGTTGGTTAGCATTAAAAGCGTCTCTTGTTGTGCCTTCATTATCGACAAATTCGATGTAAAGGATATGAGCGTTAAATCGCTCTAACTGTACGGGTATATTCGTAATAAATACTACGTTAATTTTAGTAATATAAACGGTACGACCCGTAGGCGTATTTATTTCTTTTGGTTTTACTTTTAGCATTTTAGTAAGTTGTTAATGGTGTTCGTTTCCAAGTATTTGTACCCGTACAAACGTATATATAATTAGAATCTACCCTAATTTCTCCAATTGAACCAACTGAGTTACTAAAAGGGGTTAGTAGTGAATTAAAAGAAAAATTATCTACAATTGTAAGCCCAAACAGCCTTGTTTTCGTAATAGCAGAATTGCCAAATACGGCAGTATTACTGCCTAATCCCTCAGAATATGAGCCAAACACAATTTCGTTGTTACTGCCCTGTGTTCCTTTAACACTCTGTCCTACGTATGTATTATTTGTTACTCCAGTTAGTTCATTTGATAGTTTATCAAATTGACCGCAAGCATAACCAATAAATACATTGTTATCACCAGACAGCATTCCTGTGCCTGCTTGCCTCCCTACAAATGTATTACGAGAAGCCGTTGTAAGCTTTTTTCCTGCACTACCACCTATGCACGTGTTTTCGACGCCTGTTGTTAGTAAAATAAGTACATTTTCTCCAAAGGCTGTATTTACCGCTCCTGTCGATAGACTAGACAGTGAATTTCTACCTACAGCGGTGTTATACCCCCCTGTAGAAGAGCTATTACCTGTATTCCCTCCAAAGAAACAATCTGTAGCTTGTGCCGTCCTAAACTCGTATAAATTAGAAAGAATAAGTGCGTTCGCTTTAAGTGTTCCGTTAACGTTTAATTTTGCCCCGTTATCAGTAGTAGTCCCAATCGACATATTACCAGTCGAACTAAAGTACTTAGCACTAGCAAAAGAAATATCACCCGACATAGTCATATTCCCGTCAAATCGTGAATTCCCTAACACATACAGTTTATTTCCCGTATCTACATCACTTCCAATTGATAAGTTTCGAGTATTCTGGAAAACAGTCAACGCAGTGTTAAAACTAGCTTCCGTATTACTCCAAAGAGACAACTTAAACGCTTGTGCGTTCCCATCCGACCAAAAACCCACCTTATGATTATTTGTCGATTCAATCATCATTTGCGACGAAGAACCTACGATGTGAAACGCTCTTAGCGGTGTATCTGTATTAATTCCCACGGCTCCGCCCGCTGTTACACGCATAGCACCTAATCCAATTCCGCCCGCAAAGTTTCCAGACCAATTTAACCTAATAGCATCTATACTAGGTTCGTAATCTGCAAAACGCTTTCCTGCTATAGTTAAACGCCCAATAGCATTTAATTCTAAAGCGTTAAACTTGCTATTTTGAAAATTAATATCTTTTCCCATTTGTGTCTATTGTGTTAAAATCCAAACTAAACTAGTACCGTTAAAAACATAGAAACCGTTTTGGTTTTCCTGCGTTTCATCCTCAATCACGATTATACTTGCAATTCTACCAGTATAATTACTGATTGAAATATCAGCAAACGTAGCGTAGTAGTCCTTTTGAACACTCGAAACGCACTTAGGTAAATCTGTTTTTGTACTTGCATTTACGTAAGCCGTGCCGTTCCAATACTTTAGGTATTTTGACCCTGCGACATTGAGGAAATACACCGTTCCTACATCCCCAGTTATAGGTAGTTGGCTCTCTGCTGTGTATTTTGCTACCCTAAAATACCTAGGTACATTCTGCCATTTCCCACCTATGTATCCAAACAAATCAGTTTCTTGAAGCGAAGTAAAAGTTACATTATGCAACTCTTCAACCTCGAATCCGTTTTTAATATCGACATCAATTACACCTTGATTAGCGTGGGCTCTTTTTACAATACCCAAGTAAACCAAGTGCGTGCCAAGTGGTTTGTTGGCAATTCCATATAGCTTTTGACCGTTCACTCCTAACCATACCGAATCCCCCACTGTTGCGGTAGATGTATCAAGCCCCGTAAGATCTCCTCTTCTAACTACTTGTAAAATATCGTTGATTGCAAAGTTTTGCAATGCCAATCCATACACATTTGACGACCTTGTCTCTGTTGTATTAGATGCTAAGGATACTATTGCGTTAGTCCCATTTGCATTTGAAATATAAACAGGTTGACCCTTCAAAATAACTTCACTAGCCTTTACAAAGGGCTTGTCGTTTGCCAAGGCTTGATTTGCTGATTGCTGTGCACTATCTGCAAATTGAGAAGCTAAATTTTTACTACCTTCTGCTAAATCTGCTGAATCTGCCGCATTCCATGCCGACTGTTGAGCATCCCCTGCCGACTGTTGAGCTTCCCCTGCTTTTGTGGTTGCTGTATTTGATGCCGACACGGCACTATTTTTATAATTTAGTGCGTTGTTTTCGCTTGCACTAGCATTTGAAGCACTTGTTTGAGCTTCTCCTGCTTTTGTTGTTGCCACGCCAGATTCCGTCATTGCTATTATGGCACTTGCATTGGCTTCACTTGCCTTAGTTGTTGCTATTCCTGCTTGCGTCGTGGCGGTCGTGGCACTTGCGGAAGCTTGGTTTGCTTTGGTCGTGGCGGTACTTGCCGATGATTCAGCACTACTTTTAGCCTGTTCTGCCTGAGTTACAAGGGCTTCCACCCCAAAATCCCCAATTCCTGCTATTAATCCACCTGTTGGCATATTTTTTATTTATCTTTTAAGTTTTAAAAATCGTTATCGTGACGGCTTGATATATACCAAAATGAACCAAATTTCATACATTTAATTATCTCACCACCATTCACTTCTACACTCGAATAACCCCGAATGCTGTTGTAAATATACATAGATTTTGCAGGATTTAAATTAAAGATAGTTATTTCCTTGCCATCGTTAACCACTCCCGATAAAGTAACTCCGCTTGGTGCTGAACCTGTTGGCGTAATGACAACTAAATCAAAAAGCGAAGTATCTACGGTCAAGTTTGTATCATTTAGCGTTGCTTCATACTTTGTTTTTCCGTTGAAAGTTGTTTGACTTGCTAATAATTCACCATTTGGAAAATACCCTGCTATGTTTCTGTGAGTGCTACCCGATGCAGAGCCTTCTAATCCTATGTTCCATCCAATATCGTTGTATCCAGACTGCTCAGTCCTAATTGAACCCCTTGCACCCGTTACGGCAGGGTAAACATTAGTTCCGAATAGTGCTGTACTTCCTTGCGAATCTCTGCGTAATGAAAGATAGGCTTCTGAGTCAAAGCCCTGATTTACTAGTCGTTGATTGTCGATAGTAAGTACTCCAAATGTCCCCCTAGTGGCAATAAATGTGCCATCGGAATAGATGCGACATGGTGCAATACTTCTGCTTGAATAGGTAGAGCCAAAAAATGCCCTGATTCCGTCAGTCGTGCTTCCTGCGTCTCCACAAATACCGCCCTGTTCTTGATTGTACTCATTTGTCAAAATAACAGCTTCACGGAAAAAAGCCTTACCTGATTGAAGTATTCTACATGGTGCAATAGCCCTGTTTTCGTAGCTAGTGCCTGCCCAAAAGCGTACACTATCATCTGCTGTTCCGTTGCCCGTAATTCCTGCCTTGATGTTATAGTCGTCTCCTGCCAATTGAATACGCCCCGACGTTACAATGCCACCGTTTATTGTTGTTACAGTATTATCGTAGAAGGTTGCAAAGTTCCAATCAAGCGGATTGTAAGACCCTGTAAGCCTTTGAGTAACACATCTATATAGGTGGCTTCCATCCGTCCAAAGGTCACCAACGTCATAGGGCGGATAAGGTGTTGCTACAAAAATACGTCTCTTTCCATCTGCCGTGTCTTGGGCTTTACTTGCAAGTTCGTAAGCCGCCAAAGCATCTGCATCTTCTATTCTTTCCCAACTGTTTGTAGATGCCTTATATCGGTATAGCTTCTTATCATTTAGCTTATACCACATATCCTTATCGTGCTTTGGTCTATCTTCAACACTCCAAATATTCGGGTCTGTGTCTTGAAACCATGCTTCAATTTTTCCATCTATCTGCGTTTGTGTATTGGTTGCATAGTTTCCAAAAACATTATTGACAAAGTTGTTTACGGTGCTATCGTCTGTATATTTACTAGCCTTATCCCAGTCAGTTGGTACATAACTACCCGTTAATCTAGTGTTAATGCAAATCATAATTTCGCCCGTAGCCCCTTGACTCCACAAATCCCCGTTATCGTAAGGTGGATAGGGCGTTGACGTAAATACTCGTCTTTTGTGGTCGGCTGTATCTTGGGCTTTGCTTGCATTTAATAAGGCTTGCGTTACGCCTTCGTCTCTTACCTCCTCCCACGAATACGCCAAACTAGAAAGTTTGTATCTGTACGCTATTCCTGTGGCGGTATTGAAAAACAAATCATCTACGTGCTTATTGCGTTCTTCGTTGGTAGCCCAAAGCGATGCAGGCTCGTTACTCGTAGTTGGTACATAATCATAAAACCATGTTTCAACCTTGCCGTCAATCTGAACCTGTACAATATTTTTGTCATTTGGATATGTGACATTTAAAAAGTTGTCTAAGTCCTGATTTAACGTATCTACGTCAATAGCGTTGCCGTTTTCATCTAAGAACTTAATTTTACCCTGTATTTCTCCACTATCCAAATCGAAATACGTTTCACCCAAAGCCGACTGAATGCGACCCGTGCGAATAAAGCGACCGTTGATAGTTGTTGAACCGTAGGTTAAACTTATCCATCGTACATTATTATCAACCGAATGTAAAACACCAATCAAGAAAACATAATACCCTGCTACTTCATCCACTTTTATCTGAGATTCAGAAAGTAAAATAAATGCGTCGTTATAGTTTGATTTATTACATTTTGCGTAAATGTAGTAAGCATTATCATTCGGCAAAGTAATTGTATCTTGTGTAATCTGCCATGTTCTTATTGTCTCCTCAATAGCATAATGAGCAAGTATCCCACTGTTAATATGAACTACATTTTTTTGCCCTTGATAATTGGGTTCGATAACTATCTTTAAAACAAACTGCTGAGATTTTACACCAACTTCAACCATTGCGGTCGTTACAGATAAGGGCTTGATATTTCCCATATCGAAAAAACCGTCCGTATCAAAAACCATTGTTAATAGTTCTTGCGTATTTCTCCAACCTATTTTAGCTTTTGTGGCATCATATAGTTTGTTTAGCTTAATAATCGTACTTGTAGTTTTGCCTTCTGAGATAATACGCTCTATTAGAGTGACTTCATAGCTATCAGCAATAGTTAGGGTGTAGCGGTAAGGATATAAGATATTACGGGTTAAACCTGTGATTCTGGTAGCCCCGTCGATATTCATATCAGAATCTAAAACCTGTACATAATCCCCTGTATCAAAAACGTTTGAAATTACATCGTTTTCATAAAGGTCTTTAAAATACTGTTCGTCAAAAGTTAATCCGTATTGAATGCGTGGGTTTTTGTTTTGGTCTAAATAATCCTGCCCTTTGCTTCTTAGTAGGTTTTCGGCATTAGTGATATATTGAGATGGTAGATTAATATCTGTTAATACGTACTCGTCACCCGTCGAAATCTGAAAAGCCGATAAAGTAGCAGAGGGTAAAACTAAACCTCTTTCGTCTGTAAAAGCGATTAGGGTAAATGTTTTCGTTCCGTGATTGTATTCTTTAATTTCAAAAGAATAGCCTGCTAAACCTCCGCTATTGAAAGTTAATTTTGCGGAAACGCCTTCTACCAATGAACTATTCAAATCGAAATCCATTGACGAATCGGAAAAGATTAATTGACCACCCACCGAACTAACAACCCCTAGTCTTTTAGGGAAAATATCATCAAATTCCTGTATTCCTTCAATTAACCCAAAGGCGGTTATTGAATCGGTTGCTTCTATGTAATCCCCTTCAATTTTAAGGTTTTGGCTATAATTTCGGTAATTACTAGGTATGTTTGTTGAACCTCCGAATAAATACAGGCGGTTGACAATATTCTTGTCATTTAGCGTTTCACGGGATAAGGTATACAATCCCCTGCCCTGCCCATGCTCGAAAACCGTAGGAATAACTATACCTATCGAACCGATATGAATAGTTTTATTATTTCCGTTTTCTGTTATTCTAAACTCCACTTCAAACTGCTTGCAAATAGTTTGTAAGGCAGAAAGGCAATTATCCTTATCGAATGTAATTGTCTTGTCGGTAGTACTAGGGATTGTGCCAAAAGACCATTGACCCGAAAAAACCCGATTGATATTGTTTTGAATGACTCCGCAAAAAAAAGCTAAATCCCCTGTTAGCGCAAATGTAGGGCTTGTAGAAAAACCCGAAACGTCCTGATTAAGTAAAATACACCTTAATAAATCGTATTGAGCCGACTCTAAGATAATACTATACTCAAAATTTCTTG